ACTATGTCGGTGTGTTCTATAAGTAATATCTTTGCCATTATTTAACGTCGCTAGGTAAATTTTTATTCTTTGGGCTAAAACCTTTCAAAGGTAAATTGTTTGGATAAATAGAAACTTCATAAGGATTTGTTATTTTGTAACCTTTTATTTCTGCACTTCTAGTTCCTATGTCTTGGTAACCTTTTTCCATTTTTGTTAAATCCAACATCATTGTAACTCTGGACCATTTATGGTGGCATCTTGCACCGCCTTTGAATCTAAAAATATCGTATGTATTCGCTCCGTTTTCTCCAAAACCAGGATTAACTGCTTTTGAACTCATTACATCAATATCTTCTTTTCTGAATAGTCTAGTACTTGCGCTCATCATTGCTTTACAAAAATCCCTATCAGGTGCTTTATTTCCATTGTATCTATATCGAACTTTGAAATACTTTAAATCCCCAACTTTTTTGTCTTGTACGCTCTTTAAATTTGGTTTAGGACTTCCAGTACTAACTAGGTTGACAAACTTGCTTAAAAACGTTCCTTTGTCGCTTAGTTTTAATTCAGCGTTTATTAGTTGCAAGTTTAACTCTTCTTCTAAGTCAATATCAACATCTCTCTCATCTACTATTTGCCACCCCTCTTCAAGTTCTTCAGCTTGGTTTATAATTTCTTCAAGTTCCGTATTTACTTTGCTTAATTCCGTTCCCGTTTCTTCAGCAACCTGCTCTGCACTTTGTGCGTTTTCTAAATCTGTAAACTCCAAAGGCTGTAAAGTTCTAAAATAAAGTTTCAAAGAAATTTGATTAACCGCTAAAATCTGATCAAAAGCTTCAATCAATAAATCCTGAATTGGTCGAATAACCATGTTATCAAAAAGCACAACGCTATTTTTTAATTCATCCGCATTACTTGAAAATCCGTTAGCTGAAGTAATACCAAAAATTAATGGACTTGTAACGTTATGTCCTACCATTATTTTGTTTCTACATTCATCTGATAAATACTGATAATGTTGCGGTGCATCGTTTAAAGGAACGTCATCAATGGTAGTTTTTTGTTCTTGATTCCTAACAAAAGAAACAATAACTTTTTTACCTTTTGATCCAGTAACTTTACTCAAAATTTGTCTTGAATAATCGTCTTGTTGCTCTTCAGTATAAGATCCACTATTTATATTGATTACTTTCGTTCCGCTAAATCCGTTTTGTACTTCATTAATCAAATAGTCGCTAATTTCTTCTTCTAATTTTGCATAAGGAATGCAACCCTGATAATCACAATAAGAAAAATATTTCATTCCAACCGCATACGGTTTGATATAAAGTATTTCAATATCTTCTTTTGAAGTTCCAAACGCTGGAATTAATTTAGGTGGAAAATTTTTAACATCTTCCCAATTATCTGAATAGAAGTAATTATTTATTTTACCGTATTTGTCGCATTTTTGCGGTGCTAATAATTGTACCGGCATGTGAAAAGCTTTTAAAACTTTCCCTTTGCTCTTTGAAACCTGGATAGCACATTGTCCGAAAATCTTTAAATCTGTTACAATTTTTTTTATTTCACTTGCATTGAATATACTCATCATTTGAGCATATTCATTTGGCTTTCTCGAAGCATCTAAGGCACTCAAACCACGTCCATAAATCAATCTAGTAATATTATTAATTACAGCGTTATTTGTTGTGCTATTTTTATACCTATCAATTAGAAATTGGAAATACGAATTACTTTCTCCAAAAGTTACCCAATCATTTTTTTTATCTTCTGTAATCTTTGGAGCTTCGTAACTTGCAAGTTCAATTACTTTAATATTTGAATTTAATTCACTCATATAACTATAAAATTATTTGCTGATTCTCTTTGTATGTATTCATTATCATTTACGCTAAAATCCGAAACCGTTTGATTAGTGCAAAACATTTTATCGAAAAAAACTACATTTCCCTGACTTAGTAATTTAATCGTGTAAGTAAAATTCTCCCTTAAATCAAAAATTGCTGTAACATCGTAATAATACCCAACCCCTACCGAAGTAAACTCCGTAATATCCACGCTTGTATTTTCAGCTTCGCTAAATACTCTAATCGTATCAAAAACGCTTTGTCTTGGTGTGCAAGAAAATGTTTGATTAAATAATGATTCTTCTAAAACTATCATATCTAATAGACTTGTAAAACTTAATTTTGTTTCAAAAAAAAAGCGTACCCATAAGATACGCTTCAGTATAAAAGTAAGATTGATTAATCAGTAACAATAGTTGCATCGTCAAAAACAACAGCTAATTCAGCTTCAGTTGCACAATCAATAAAGTTTGCAAGGATTTTTTCAGTTCCAACAAAAGTCAAAGTATAACCTTGAGCATCTGCCATTGCTGTACCACTTGCTACGTTTGCAGTTGTCAACTCTGTTCCGTACTCCATACCGGCAAAGAAAAATTTATTAGTTCTAGTTTTAACCACAATTTGAGGTCTTCCATAAGCTAACATCTTCACTTGTTTGTGTGTAGTTGAATCTTGATTTTTAAGCATAACTGACAAAGTTTGCTCAACAAATGTAGTTCCGGCATCACGACTTGAATTTACAACTTGATCGAAAGTGTTTGTCCCTTTCAATTCAAATTTATACAAGTTTGTAACACCAGTTACTGCTGTAATAATGTCATTTGCATCAATGGTAATATTTTCCATCGGTGCTTGACCGAAGTTTACAAAGTAAATGGCATCCAATCCACCTACATTATCTTTACAAGGCTCTAAACGTCCTAATGTTAAATCACATGGCATATTTTCTATTTTTTAAAAGTTATTTTAAATAAAAAAGGGTGAGTTATTTTACCCACCCTTTTATTCAGTTATTTAATTCTAGTTAGCTGAATTTGTAATTCCGTATGTTACTAACTCTTCTGCGTAACCATAGTTAGCACAACCAGTCATTCTCATAACAATTCTTACATTCTCATCTCCTAATGTTTCAGAAGTATCAATCAATTTCACTGTATTCATATCAGAAACCAATCCAGTACCGAAATACAAGTTAGATTTTTGACCTGCAATAGCAACGTTAGAAGCCAATCCCTCTGCCAATACGATTTTAACACCGTCAATAGACAAAGCTTGATTTGAGTACCACATTGTACCGTTAGAACCAACACCGTTAGCACCTAATCCACTTGCACCGAATCCACCTAAAGCAGCGATATAAGCGTAATACATGTTAACTGGCAAATAGATGAAAGTATCTTCTTTTGCGATAATAGTTGCAGGAATAGCCGCAACAATTTTACGAAGCTCTACAAGTACGTTAGCAGACGTTACAGTCGTTCCTGCAACTTCTTGAGCTGTTGGTAAAAGTGCATCTACAGCAATTTGAGTACAAATTCCATCGTATTGACCTGAAGTTCCAGTAACACCTCTCCAAAAAGAAATCTCATTTTCTTGAGCAACTTGCGAAGCGTAACGAGCAAGGATAAAATCAGCAAAACTTGGTGCTAATGTATCGAATGCTGAAATTCCCATTTCTTCGCTCATCCAATCTGAATGGAAATCTTTTTTACAAAGTTGTTGGTTAACTTGTAATTCTTTTGGAGTCAAAACTCTTTCAGTCAAAGTAACCGAACCAGTAGCAGTAAAATCACATGAAGCGTCTTTTAATAGACCACCAGTAGCGACTTTCTTAATAACTTCTTTGTACTTAATGTTTGGTTTAATTGTAACCAATTGTTTGTCCAAAGTTGGTGCTGACAATAACGCTGTAGCGATGTATTGTTGCAAAAATTTACCAGCATACGTGGTAGTAATTGATGTTGTTGTTGGCATTTCTTTTAAATTTTAAATTGTTAATTAAATAATTTTCTTCTTATTCTGTCTTCAATAGTTTCCATTTTACCTGATCCGTATTGAAAGTTAGATTTCTCTACTTTGTTTTCAGGATTGAACTCAATTTTCTTTGGCTCTACTTCTTCAGTTGCAAGTTCAACTTCAACTTTTTTCAAAGATGCTAATTCAGTTTTCAAAGCTTCGATTTCCGCTTTCAATTCTGTAAGTGCTTCGCTTGAAAAATGCGTTTCCTTAGTCATTGTTTCAACTGTTTTCTTTGGAGCTGATTTCGGAGCTTCTGCTTTCGCCTCAACTTCTTCTTCTACTTCAGGGGCTTCAGGCATTTCTTCTTCAACTTCAGCTTCTTTGATTTCAGCTATCATTCCCTCTTCAGTTACTGATAAAATCATTCCATTTTCAAGTTCGTAATCTCCAACTGGCAAAGGGATCATTTGTTCATCAACTGTTTTGATAAAAACTTCTTGACCTGCTTCAAAGCTATTTGCTTCAAGTACCGTTTGACCGTCTGCCAAAAGCATTGATTCTAATTTTACTTCCATTTGTAAAATAGTTTTAAATTTATTTATGATTTCTTTTGCATTCATAATTAATAGACTTTAGTATTTATTAACTGTTACCTTTTTAGTGCGTGTGAACTGTTGTTGTAGGCTCTGTTGTGTTAATTACAGTGCTTTCAGTTTGATTTAATGGACTGCCTATACCTTGATTCTGTAAATCTCCGTTACAGCATTCAGAATTATAAGTTCCGTCATCGCAAAGGCATCCACGCTTACCGCTTTTAGGACTTGTTTTACTTTTGGTTTTCATGATAAATTACAAAGATTTCTTAATATTTTGTAAAGACTTTA